TGGACAAGCCGGAGTTATCATAGTCATAGGCTGTTGATGTGACAGCGTTATCCCCGATCTTCAGGGTAGTTACTTGGAGGTCGTCAATCTTGGCAGTCGTGATCTGGGCATTACCTATCTTTGCACTAGTAATTACTGCGTCAGCAATATTAGCGGAACTAGTAACAATCTGGTTTGTACCAATGAAATTTGCTGTGATACTACCATCAACAATTAGACTTCCTGCATTCTTCTCCCGAACGATAATATTATCAATAATTAGGTCAATACCACCAGCTTCGTCGCAGTGGTTGTAAAGATGAATCCTAATTGATACGCAATTAGAGGGGGTTGTAAAAGATATGCTGCGTGTATCAATTGTTGCACTTCCGGGTGCGTTAGAAGCAATGTCACGATAAATAGGGGAACAAGCAGCATTGTTAACATCGTAATAAAATACTCTTACAAACACACCATCAGCAGCGGTCTGTCCTGCTGCAAGTCTGAACTCAGTCTGACCAAAATATTCTGTAGAAGATTTTACTGGTATATATGGTAGTAGGGAAGCACTAGTAAAAGCTGCAGTGGTCTTACTAAAATAAAGCGCATACTTACCCATTTTAAGGGCCGGTATAAAACTTAGTGTACCATTACCACTTACGACAGACCAATTGTCGATAGAAGTTTCTTGGTTAAACACACCGTCAGGCACAAGGTTTGAGAAATCAGTTACAGCTAGATGCTTTGCAGAAATCTCGTTAGCTGCAATCTGATCTGCACCAATGGCACCCGCTTCAATCTTACCGGCTGTAATTGAGGTTGCCTTGATGTCAGCACCATCAGTTTCAACAGTAAAGCCTGATGCGTTAGTTGGTGAGCCTGTGTGTCGATATAGCTTGTTGTCTGTTGTCAGATAAACCTGACGCCCCTCAAAGTTTCCGGTAGAAGGTAGTGCTCCAAGAACTTCAACAGGTGTTAGACCGGTGGCAAACGATGCAACATTAACAGCACCATCTAAGAGGTCATCAATAGCGACATCTAATTGTGTGATGTAGTTTGATGTGCCACTGGCCACAGAACTAAAGCCAGAAGTGTTACCTGAGAAGTCAACTGCCTTTAGCCAATAGTATCGCGTAGATAAGTCTGGACCAACGTAGTCCGTGAACCTTGTCGATGCCGTTTGGCCAATCAAAGCTGACGTTCCACTGTTGTTAGTATTGTTTCTGTAAATCAAATAGTGCGAAAGATCAGAATCACTGACAGAGTTCCAATTCAGTTCTATAGCGCTAATTTGACCTGTTACAGTCAAACCACTAGGAATAGCCGGGGCAGTAGTATCTTTAGCAATAAACAGCGTTGTAGAAGCCCATGCGCCTACATACCCTGAGCCAGTCCTTGCGCGAACCTCAAAGTAATATGTTTGACCATCCGAAAGGTCATTGATTGTAACACTGTTTTGAGTGGCTGAAGTGTAACGGAACAGAGTATCCGCCTCACCATTAACCTTATAACGGATGTCATAGGAATCTACAAAACCACTTGCCGATGAATCCCAAGAAAGGCGAACACGAGGCCACCATGTCCCGTCAGAAGAAACCCTACCACCATTGTTAACAGCGGTTAGGTTGGCGACAGTAACACCAACTCGGTAGTCTGGTAGGTTAGTGTTGTTTGCAATGATCTGACGTTCGTCTGCATCCCATGCAAAAGCTGCCTCAGATGTTTCTCGCAAAGATAGATTGACCCTAAGATCACCATCCTCAGAGATAAAGAATTTCCAGCCGACAATTTCAAACTCTTTGTTTACCCATCCATACCGTTCGGCTGTGAACTCAATAACCTCACCGACCTGTGCCTCAAAAGCAGCCACACTAAAATCTACAGACAATGTGATTTGCTCACGCGCCCGTAGTAGTGTCATCTTAGCAAGGCGTTGCGCCATAGACGATGATGTTGTGAGTGGCAACTCTAGATCAAGCGGAATCTTGACCTCGTTATCCTCAGTGATAAATGTTGCACTTTCAATCTCTGGGTAGTCTTGCACAAGCCAATTGATCGGAGCGGGTGATCCGTCTACCTCATACAGAGGGTCATAGTTTACAAATGTACCACGGACAATATTGAAGTTATCACGACGACTTGTCTTTGTAGAGATATTAAGAGGCCCACGAACGTCGTCCAAAGTGAGCGACAGAGTTGGTGCAATGTATTCGCCAACCTTCAGTTTCCACTTACCACCACCCCAGAACAAGGTTCCAGCGCAAGCAGTCATCATCTTCTGCAAGTTTACGTTAGGTGTATTAGCTGCACTTAGGACACCATTAATCTCATACCGTTTCTCTGTTGGTGTTGTCCCAGACCCCCAATAATCAACAAGGTCCACATCCTCGTCACAGGTGTTAGCAGCGACAGAAAAAGATGTGTCGTCAATGTTAATAGTGTCTTCATCAAGCCCATACTCTGAAATCAGATAATCTCGTATACACAAGGCTGCATTAGCAGAGTAGGCTGTTGTGGCTGTGCGTGGGTCATAGACTTTCTTACCCTCAACAACTGCTGTGAAGGTTGGGATACCACCAGTAAACACCTCACTGGCGTAGTTTAGTCGGACATACAGATAAGAAATATCATTGCCGATAAAGTTAGTATCGGTGTCTACTTGTTCAGAGTTTGTTTGGAGGGGTCCGCTTGGTGTGGTCTGCGTTCCGTCATACTTAAAGATTTGTATCTTGTGGGGTAAGCTATCAGAAGACACTGACCAACGGTCGTTTGTGACGTAATCACTACCATTAATAGTAGCAAGTTCATCGTTGATATAGATGTCACCGATAGAGTTGACCTTATGACCAGCCAACACAATAATCATAGACAAGAATTTATTAGTGTTAGAAGGCTCACCTTCCAAATAGGTAATAGTCCCGCCTTTACGGGTCTTACCATATACGAAATCATGAGGAGATGCTGCGTCACGGATGTTGGTCTTGAGGCCACGACCTACGCCTCCGCTCATATCCGGCTTTGGAGCGAGAGCAGATAGCGCCCATGAAGTGACGGCGCTGATGCCGATGCTCACAGCAGCGTAAGCAGCATAGAAAGCTATCCCGCTAGTTGCACCACCCGTAAGGAAGGTTGCGGCAAGGCCCACCAAGGACACCGGCTCTTTCGGCGCACGATCCCATTCTTTATGTCGAAGTACGTTAAACGGACCTTCTTGCATTATTCAACCCACCCCATATGACAATCCTCAATAGGGATATTAACCATCCCAGTTTCGCTCAGGAATAAACCACTTCCACCTACAGATATGCCCATTGCCAAACCGGTAGACCAGTTCTTAGCATTGCGCGTTACAACCAAAGCACCCTTTGGAGGAATACCCTCAACCCTACGCAACTTACTGTCTATGGCATCTTCCAAAGCCTTAAACCCATACTCTTTTTGTAGGGCATCTGGTCTTGTAAAGGCCCCATAACGACCAAGCCAATCTGGGGACCACTTATGGCCATAAAGTATTTCCCACACCTCATTGGTAAATGTTAGACAGTCATGCTTACAAAAACAAAACTTGCGGTGTTTATTCTCTCGTATGTATTTATTTAAGCCTGTCAGGTTCATAGGTTTTCGTCTGTCCTTCCCCAGAGAACTTCCTTATCACTCAACTCAGCAACATAATCAAAGAAGGTGTCGTCTGGATACCTAGATTTCTGGCTTTCGCTTGTGTAACGTCTACCCTGAACTCTGTCCAATGCAACCAACTTACTTTCGATTGTCAATGAAATTACAGATGTATCACCAGTATCTTGAATGGTCATGACATCCATAAACCCAGAAAATACTTCGACAACATCTGAAACAGAAGCAACACCGAAATAGATTGCTGCGGGTCTTCCTTGATAGGGTTCACTCAAGGCAGCAGATACGATATTACTATCAACACCATTCAGAGAGACTGTGGCAGAAGTTGCAGCCATATCACCAACTTCATCAAGACCCTCAATAGTCAAAAGGTCTCCTGCACCTGTATAAGTCAGAGAGTTGATTGTCCTATCTCCGTATCCACTCCACACATTAAAGCTACCACCATCAAATTGCAGCCTTACAGCAAAGAAAGGCTCTACGACATCTTGGCCTAAAGCAGTCAACATAGCAGCCGGGATTACTCGTGACATTAGATAGCCTCCACACAATCAAATGAAATACCGTATTTTGTTGCAGCATCAATGGACCATTCTGTCTCGTTACTAGCAAGTCTCCATCGTCCTACAGTATTAGTGTAAGTAATTGTTGAGTCGTCGCTTGGAGACGTACGAACGTGGGGCCATATCTCCATAGTGAAGTTTCCAGAGCCATCGGATGTAACATCCTGCAATAGCTTATGGAGTGTTCTTGTTGCCGCAGTAGTCCCAAGCTGAACATAATCACCAGCCTTGAGGATTAGTGTGTCGTTTTCAGCATCATCACAGTTAATGGAACCACCTGTCTGACTAGCACCTTTGATAAGTAGCGTCCCAGAAGCTGCCCCTTGCGGTGAGGTAGCATTAGGGTCTCCCATGAGGAATGTACCATACTGGCCACGAAGGGCTGTCAGGAAGGCAATCCACGGCTCTGCAAGGTCTCTATGCACGGGAGGAATACTTACACTAGCTGACCACCTCTGGCCCGGATAGGCATAAACCTTCTGAGCATAAGTGAATGGTGACGACGATAATGCAACTGCGTTAGTAGAGCGAAGGGTAATGTTTGCCATACCAATGCTAGTTGGTAGTGCCAGTGGGTATGTGATTGCCATTAGAAACTTCTCCCATATGCGCCACCACGACGCTTACTATCTAGAACAGCAGCTTTTGCGGCCTCAGCCATGCGTGGGGTTTCAGCACGAACAATACGCTTAACTGATTCATCACCATTGGCAGCAATATTGAAATTCTGTATAACGGTGACGTTACCACCACCATTTGCTTCTACACCCAGCTTACCGTCAGAACCCCTTTTCAATGGCATAATAGCCTCTGGACCAGCTTCACCCATCAAGCCTGTACGTCCACCAGACATCGGGAACATTGTTGGGGAGCCAACGACACCACCATTAGCAAAAGGTATTACGTTACCACCACTAAAGACATTACCATTGGCACTAGGGAACAGGCCACCGACAAAGCCACTGACGGATTTAACAAGTCTCTCCACAACAAGTACCCTGTAAAGCTCTTTGATGATGTCTGATGCCATTGATTTAAAGGCATCCTTGACACTCTTAGTACCATCGACAATACCCATAAGAGCATCACCAAAAGACTTCCCAACCATATCAGAGATTTCTTTTTGTCGCTCGGATGCCTCAGTAAGAGCATTGACTTGTTCTATCATAGTGGTGAGATCAGCAATAGTTTTAGCGCCATAGACGCTCTTGTAATCAGCACCAAGGGCTTTTATAAGAGTAGCTTCTGTCTCAGTGGCATCTATAAGGGCTTGCTTAACTTCGTATTGTTCTCTTAGCTTATCAAGTGCCTCTTGAGCTTGGTTTCTTTGGGAAGCACCACCACCACCTTCTTCTGTTTCTGGTGGATTATAAAAGGCTGAACTGCTCTGGTCGTTATACTCAAAGCCAAACCTAGTAGCTTGAAGCGCTCTTGCCCGATTATAGTTAGGGTCTCTAGGGTCAAGAATAACGGGAGAAGACAGGTTGACAAGAGCTTGAGCAAGACCTAGACTTATCCCTAATTCTCTTGCAAGCCCTGCGGCTTCGTCTCTAGCAGCAACAATCCCAGCCTCCATATCGACAATAGCAAGGTCTTGTGCGGTAGACAAAGCATCGAGAAGTTGTGTAGCGAGTTCTTCTGTTACTTCAGCCTCTTTAAGTCTATTCTTATAGTTTTCGAACTCAATAGCATTCCTGAGCCTTGCTACCTCTACACTATTTGCCCCGTAAGCATTTATCATAGTTTGAAGGGCAATGCTTTGTCTTTGAGATATGCGCTCTTGTTCAGCAAACTTTAGAGCTTCTTCTCTGGCCTTGCGACTTCTCTCCATTGAGGCTGCATACGCTTCTGCCGCAGTGATGGCGTCTTCATCTTGTTGTGCCAGAACCTCTTTTAGACCCCTTACGCGAAGATAATTTTCATACTCTTCTTTCGCAATCTCTAACGCTCTTTCAGCTGCGCTAACTTCTGCACCAGTGCTTTGCATTTCTTCAGAAGTCACAGGGGCTACAAAAAAACCCGTTCCGACAGACGCTTGCTGCTCAAAATCTTCCGTTTTACTTGTGAGCTTGTCTACCTCTGCTTGTGCTAACCTTACCTGTCGTAAAAAAGCCCACTCCGCTGCGTCTTCTAACCCAGAAGCTAACAAACCCACTTCTTGTGATAAATCCTTAGCTGTATCTCTGGCAGACTTAAGGGCCTCATCAAGATCACTTGCGTTATTCCCTGCCCGAAATAGTCCCGCAACCATAGTGGATGCGGCAAGACCAATACCGACAACAGCGCCAGCAATACCGGGAAGCAAGCCAGCTAACTGAGTACCTTGTTGAGCAAATGCTACTAGTATGTTTTGACCAGATTGTACCTGAACAAAAAAGTCACCAATCTGATAACCAAACTGCTGGGCGACCATAGAACCATACGACATCTTATTTTTAGATCGTACTACAGCGTTGCCAAATTTGTCTAACCCAGAGGAGGCCAAGTTTGAGTTTGCCCTTACCCTTTGCAGTGCCAGATTGTATTCATCTTTAGTTATAATGCCCCTTTCAAGGGCACTGTCTAGTACTTCTATTTGCGCAATAAGTCTCTGCTGTGCTGCAAAAGCAGGGTCCATAGAGGCCCTTAGTTTTTTATAAGCTGCTTCGCTTCTAGCAAGTTCTTGTGCCTCAGCCTTCTTTTCTGCGGCTAATTGTTTTGCTATAGCTATTTCTTTCTTCTTTTCAGCAGCTAGAGCCTTAGCCTCCGCAGCAGCTTTCTTGGTAGCCTTCTCATTAGCCCGCAAGGCTGTACCATAGTCACGAAGTTCTTGTACGCTCTTACCAGTAGACTTAGCCAGTTGGGCCAAAGCCCTGTCGTACCGACCATAGGTTGTAGCGCCCCTACCGTATGCAGAAGAAAGTTTCTTAACTTTAGATTCAAGAGATTCAGTATTAGCAATAGCTTTAAGAAGACCTTTGTCCTCAACCGCAATCACCAATCTAATATCATCAGCCATTCGCTATCCCCATATAAACTGTATCAAGACGTTTAATCGCTTCTATCTCCCAAGGAGCAATAGGTGTCTCAGTCAGTTCCTTCCATGCTTTAATTTGTTCATAAGTTATCGGGTTGGGGCCAGAGAATCCGGCAGTTCTGCTATTGCTTAAAACACAAAAGGCAGACCAGACGTGAGACATAAGCTGTGGGAACGATGTCGGGGGTTCCAATGCTTCAGGTCTACGTCCAGTCTGCCTTTCTACTTGTTCAAGGTGTTCACGTTCTGTTACGCCATCCTTGTCCGGTTTATTTAGTTTGAACTGGTGTTCAGCCCAATCACACAACTGACAAGTTAGGCTTTCGTAAAATCCAGAGAGTTTGCAAGAGCCTCCTCAATCTGGTCTTTAATCCAGAACACCTCTTCGTAGATTTCTTTAGCCTTAGCGACAGTAAGTTTAGGTTTAGCACCACCATATGTGATGTTCCAATCAGCAGTAATCTTAGAGAGGAGTGTTAGGCCAGCCTCTTCCATATCTTGTGCTGTGATTTCCTGTTTCTTACCTGACTGCATAGCCTTAAGACGTTTATTAGTCTGTTCATGCATTGCTGCCTTATGCTCTTTGGAATGACTTGCATAGACAGTAATAGTCATATCTGTGTCGTCATCATTCTTAAGAGGTTCCCCAGTATTAGGGTGGAGCAACGTAACTTCTACAATTTCGCTAGTAGGCTTAAGATTAATCAAATCCATTGTCGAGTTTCCTTTATGTTATCGGGAGGTCGGGTTATTTAAGTGGGGAGACACAAGACCCGACACCTGTGCCTCCCCTACCCATGCTATAGCTAGGGATTAGTTATTGAACTTAAGCAGCAGGCCGTTCAATCTTGAGGTTTGTACCTTCGGTGCTGTCATACAAGGCAACAAACGAAAGTGAAATCATACGGGAAGTAGGACCATCCACACCAACATCAGCCGAGTTGATTTTAATTTTCGGGAAGGTGAAGGTGTAAGCATTCAAACCAGTGGGGTCATCTACAGAGACCACAAGCTCAGATTCTACTTCGTTCAGGAAGCGGTTAATAAGGGTAGCATTCTCAAAGTATGCAGTCAGTGTGCCTTCAACGACAGCTTGACCATATTCAAGGCTTGGAGCCGAGTCATCACCAATAACAAAAGTAGGGGCGAACGAGTTGGTCAGCGTGAAGTCTAGGGCAGTCACAATGGCTACAGCAGAGGAATTACCCACGTTACCAATAGCAAGGTCCCCAGAGTAAGCATCAAAGGGAGCAGCACCACTAGCAGCGTCCTGTGTCTTCTCAATCGCAGAGACAGTCATATCTTTACCTACCATGCCAAAGGTAGTAGTGACCATCTGGTTAGGGGCAAGAGAGACTGCCATTGTTGAAACAGTACAGCCAGTAAAGAGACGGGCTTGGTCAATATCAGCAGCGTAGTCTTCAATAGAGAAGTGCTTAGGTGTAGTGCCTACCTTGAGGACATCACTTGCCCAAGTGTTAAGCATAGCTGCTTCAAGAAACTCATCGTAGTCTGCATCCCGAAGGTCAACGACAATATCACCAGATACCTGACGGTTACCATGACGGTCAACGCGAGGCATACGGTCAGCTTGGATGTCGTTTCCAGACACACGATCTTTAGTAAGGTTCAGCGAATGGGTGCTGAAAGGAAGGTTTTGAAAGTTGCCAGCGGGTGTCGTACCGAAAGTTACTTCAGGAATATACGACAGGCTGGAACGGGAGCCTTGTGCAAAAGCCATTTAATTTCTCCTATGAGATTATTTTGTTGATGACAAATGTCATCTATAGATATACCAACCGATGTTGACAGGAATCATAAAGAAAGCCCCATCAAGTTCGCCTTGCTCACGTTCAGCGTAACGGATGGAAACGGTAGTGCTACTGCCCACATCAGTGGTAGCCTCAAATGCTTCAATGATCTTATCTGCAAGGTCATCAGCAGCAGAAGGGCCATTACCCTCTGGGACATAACACTCTATCCTAAAGACACCCTGATAGTACATCTGAGGGTTCAGACCACGAACAGCGGGTTCTCTACGAGTAGGGATAAGGCGAGGCTTAAGATAGGCTTGACCAGTAGTGGGACTAAAGCTAAGGTTCTCCCAAGCTATAGAAGGAACATCTGTGACAGAGTTCAACTTGACTTCTAGGGCAGAACGGATGTCATCGTAAATGGAAGCCATGATTATCTACGCCTATCTATTAGGGCAACTTTTATTTCACTTGGACTTAATCCAGTCCTAAGGTTGTTGTTCTGATTGATACTATTAATGTGCGGAGCCGTATTGGTGACAGTAAAACCAGTAAGTTTTTCATAGTCAAAAGATTCAACCCTAGACATAAGTCTAGTCCGCTCTTCCTCTCTTTTAGACTGCTTACCAGCTTCACTCAAACTAGGTCTACCAGAAGGGCTTCTTGAGCGTCTAGTTCTGTCCCCACGGGGGTTAATCTGCCAACTCTCTATGAAAGCCCCAGTATCAACTGGCGACAAATTAACTACATCAGATACAATCTCAGAGGCTTTTTCCTTTAGTGCCCGTTCAACCTTTTCTTCTATTCGATCTCTTTGGTTCTTAAAGAACGATCCAGCAACTGTAACCTGCATAAGTTATTCCCTCACATGGCAAAGATAACAGACTGCGACACCATCAGAGAAGATAGTAGTAATAGCTGAAATAACGACAGTATCAGAGTTACCAATAATGGTGTCTTCGTCGTCAGGCTCTACATCAAGCCCAAGAGCAGGGATAACACATTTACGGGTCCCTTTTCTGATTTGGTCTACGTTTAAGGTTTCATAATTGTAGAAGTAACCAGTAAAGGAATAGTCTGTTGTGGTAGTACCTGAGACAGAACCTGTGGCGGGGTTATAGGTACCAGCAGCAGTAGTCTTACGAAGCGTCAGGGGTTCACCAAAGTCTCTTACGAGATTAAGAAGGTCATATGAGCGAAAGGACATGCTCTACCTCCTACTCATATTCTGGTGTCTGGTAGCTGGGTGGATTACGGAAACGATCCCTGCGGAAAGAGCCTTCAATACGATTAGTATTAGCCCTGACAGCTTCGATACTAGACTTGGTAATTCCGCCAGCAAGGATACCTACAGCAGCGCCACTCGTCTTGCCTTGATACTCAAGTTGGTCTGCAAGTTGCATATATTGCTTAGACAAGTCTGAGTAATTAGCTTGCAGGGCACCATCAAGTTGTGTCGTGACCCTACGGGCGTACTTAGATGCAATAGCTCTAGCAACCCAAGCAGCCGAAAGGTAGACGTTATTTCCATTCTCACTTAGCGCGAAAGTAACCTCTTCATTCTGAATTTGTTGGTCTAAAGTCTCTGTGTCTCCCACCAAGAACCTGACCGTATTCAACCGCCCAGAACTTGTAGTAGTGTCTAGGTCTGTTGCATCGTAAGACCAACCCATGTAGGTATCCTTTTCTGCGTTTATTCTCCAAGAACCTTATCTCGGATAGTGTAGAAGTCTTCTGTAATCCAACGATTACCATTAAGGAAACGACGAATAAGACCACGTTGCTTATCTGCAATCTTAGACTTTTTACACTTCTTACTCTCAAACTCTGACGTACTAGAGGTTCTATCTTTTACCTCTACGTTGAGGAGATTTACCAGAGTGTCTAGCTGTTTAATATCCATCTCAGAGAGACGGTCGCCAACTTTATTCTGGACTTCTAAATCTTTGTTGTGGTAGACATAACCTGAAGCATAAAGGGTAGCTACAGTAACTTCTTCAATACCACGTTCTAGCCAATTAAAGTACTCGCCCTTCTTCCAATTTTTGTTATCAGCAGTAAGGGGCATTTTAATGAACAGGGGCCAATCAATCTGTAGCCCAAGGTGTCTGGGGTGCATACGACAAATCCTATTTATAGATTACTATTGCGTTCTTTTATTGGTGGGTGAGACCCCAAGCCTAAGCTCAGGGTCTACCGTTAGTTATTTCGTCTTAGGCGACGATGGTGTTGAAGAAGACACCCAGATCAGCACCAACGACCTTCATGTCGTATGCCATCTTAACCTGAATGTGTTCTGCAACCTGCTGGCGCTTCAGAGCATCGTCCGAGAACGATTCAACAGTAACACCGAGGTTGTTAACACCGGGGATGTTGTTCCAAGCAAGGGTCAGACCCGAAGCAGGGGTCATCAGACCAGCAGTACGAGGGGCATGAACCAGAAGGGCAGCTTTGCCACCAATAAAGGCGTTGCTCTCAGCAAGACCTTCAACAGCCGAGTTCTCAATAGCTTCCATCACAAAGAAGTTTTCGACTTCAAAGATTTCAGCCAACTTGGCATTGGTAATCAGGGCAGTGTTGGTGACAGTTGCACCACCGTTCAGGCGAGCAAGAATGTCAGGGTGATTGACCAGAGTGTCACGCACTTCTTTACCAACAACCATAGTGTTGGGCTT